CGGCTATTGGGTGTGGCGTGTTTTATATCACTGTCTATTGACACGACAAGTGTAACAGCAGCGAGCGTAGGTGTGAGGACATACGTTACTGTGCGGAGGACGTCAGAAGGTTGCTTTTGGCGACGTCCGAACCAGGCTAACACCCCACGCAACTCTAGTGTTTTTTGTGCAGAGTTGTTTGGGAGAAGAGTCCAACGGGTACTTAATGGAGTCCGTTGGGGCCGGCCGGCCCTAAAATGGCGTGGATAAAGAAATTCCTTTTGTTCACTTCGATAAGGTATGTTGGTTAACACATTAAGTTAGCAATTGTGGCGATCTTCTTGGTGTAACGGGGAGGCACATGAGAGACGGAGAGTTTGACAATGCGATTATATTCTCTCTGTGGCAGGTGCGATGAGCGTTTTGGGTACCAAGCTTTAGCGAGCAAATTCCAGAATCACTACCTGGGTGATGAGTACTATTAGTCAGTAGAGACTACCAGGAGTAGATGTAGAGGATTGAGTTGTTCCTACATTGAAATATATGACTTGCTAAAAACACAAGAAAGTCTGGAAACCGGAAATCCAGAAAAAATAAACCGGGTCAGATTCGTGGCAGTGGTTTGTACGACATGAAACCAATGATGAGAGATCTTAAAGCTTCGTTGAAACCTATGATACGACAAGCTTTAGTTTCATCTGGTGAAATTGTCGGTTCCCGCCTTGGATCAGGATCTGTTGGGGGCGATATTGGAAAGAGGATATCGCGGTTGATTGGTTCGGGGGATTATGAATCTAATAGTGTTGCGACAAATTCATTGATTAAAGGCAGTGGTTTGAGTGCTTCCTCACAATTTGGACAGTCATCATTGAAGATTCGCGTTAAACATCGTGAGTTTTTGGGTGATATTGTTTCAGGTAGTGTGGCTGGCGCATTTACCAATTACACCTATCCCATCAATGCGGGACTTCGGTCCACGTTTCCATATTTGTCACAGCTCGCATCCAATTATGAAGAGTATTGCTTCAAAGGATTGGTCTTTGAGTTTATCTCAACGGCTAGTCCTTTTTTGAGCACTAGTGCTTTGGGTGCAGCTATAGCCGCTATGGAATACAATTCCTCATCTCCGGCATTCACATCGAAGTTCGCTATGGAAAATTCTTCTATGGCTGTTTCCACACGGTTGGATAAGAATTTGATGTATGGCGTCGAGTGTGCAACGGGGGCGAATGCACAAAATTGTTACTATATCCGTAGCGGAACGTCAACTTTACCATTGACGACCACCGATTTGGGTTTGTTTCAGTTTGCAGTTGCTCCCGGTGCAGGTGTACCAGTTAACACAGTGTTGGGTGAGTTGTGGGTTGCTTATGATGTGGAACTCGACCGACCGTACTTGAATATGGACGATATTGGCTCTTGTCATATCTATCGGAGTGGCGTTAGTAACGTCAATCCTTTAGGCACAACGAGCACGTTCATTAGGTCAAGCGGGTCGTTGAGTTCAACGTCTGCAACCTTTAACACATTGAGTCCAACCAGTGTTAGCGTCGGTGATTCACTGTTGATTACTATCCAGTGGGTCGGTACCGCAACCACAGTTATCTTCCCAACTACGCCTACTCTTACTGGCTGTTCTTTTCAGAACTTGCTGGTTGGCAATACCGCTTCGGTTGCGACTAGCCCTCAAGGGTCACTTGCTGGTGTGACGTATGCGACATACTCATTGACAGTTTTGTGTTCGTCAATCGTCCCAACAATTACCATTCCTATTGCTTCATTAAGTTTACCAGGTTCAGCGACATGTGAAATTGTCATAACTAACCTTGGCAATAACTTAGTTGTTGGCTCGGAGTGGTAATTCCCGCATTTTTGTGGGTCGCGTCTGGCGCTATTTACAGTCGGTGGTTGAATAAATAGTGTTGAATTGTGAAAATCAGTCGTCCAGATATGCGTGGTATAGGTTGCCAACCTTTAAAGGCACCCCTTCGGCAATTGGGCATCACTCGTCAGTCCAGTTGCATCATTTCATAAATCATAATCCATAGTATGCATTTTATTTTTTGAATTGTTTCCACCAACATTTTGATTTATTTTGTTTTAATCATTTTATATTATTGGCCAATTATTTTTTCTTTTGACGCAGTCTGTTCTCAGGACCCGCCTGAGGTTTCCCTAGGTTAGCCTCTGATGTAGGGCGGTGTGTGGTTGTCGGTACCATAACACAGCGCCTGTTTTTTATGTACACTGTTTACTACAACGAATGACGATCGCATGCGAGGCAGCGGTTGAGATCATTTTAGTTGTCTGATGGGTAGACCATAGTATTGTAGTATAGAATTTCTAAAGTATCCACTGCTACAATATGAAGAAAATGGTTCCATTGGCGGTGTTTCAATGCTATTGGCATATTGAACATGTTACATTATGTAGTCATCTAGAAGTGAAATTATATATATTGCAACGAGGGGATGGTGGCTGGCGACGTAGGGGCAGTTAGGTACTGCATGCCCGTTATTATGAGTAAGAGCAAATAACAAATAAAATATAAAAATAACTTTAAAGCAAAATGAGCAAGTCAATTAGGATCAAAACGTTTAGACAGAGTCGTAAGATAGATACGGAACGGGAAGTTACGCACCCAGGTAGTATCAGGAAGCTTGATGGAGTAATGTCCATCAGGATCATCAGAAATAATGAGGGGCCTACAGTTTTTAATTTTTTGTTTTTAGATGGAGGTTTATTTCGATTTGGGCTTTGTAGAGGTGGTATATATTTTTCGAATTATTTATATCTTTTTGTTTTATTCATGGAGGAGGTTGGGGGTAACACAGGAGGTGGTGAACAGTTGGTGTACAATGGACATAGAGACTGTTATTGCTTCCTAGTTTTCGCCGTGCTGGTGATATTCCTAGCATGTGTGAATCGATCCATCAATTGGTTTCGTGACTTGTCACCACCACCATTAATGCGGCAAACAGCATTTTTTATGCGTTCAGCGTTGAATGGTAGTCACGGAGAGGCGACAAACAGTGATGATGTTGTCAACCATTTGGCTTTGGCCGAGATGGTTGACAGTGAGTTGGAAGTTGCCTTGGACCATTTTGGGTTGAAGGTGAGTGTGAGAGTCATCTTACAACAAGATGACGAGTTGATGAACTTTGCACTGTTGTGTGGAGCTTTGACTAGTGTTGTTCAAGCTCCTGAATCCATGCAAGGATTAGTTGACTCGTTGTTTTTGGTTAAGTTGTGTATTGCTGAAGAGTTGTCCTCAACTCTCTCTTACACTGAATTGCTGTATGATTTGTTCATACATCGAAATTTGACACTCAAGAGAAATCGTCGTTTGATTGGAGAGGAATTTTTTCACTTCATGATGTATGACGTTGACAACGCAGTGCAATATCTTGGTAGCTCGCCAAGAGAGTCGCAGTTGAGATCAAGCCATGGAGAAATGACTGAGGGCGATGATCTAGCGTATAGTGGTCAGACTGTCGACCAAATTAACGCACAACTGGTTGGCACGCGTAGTAGTCCAGGACCTGCTTCTCCAAAGCAGGGTGGTGCGGCTAATGCTGCACACAATGCTCATTTTGCAAACCAGCGTGTTGAGGAGAATAAACGCAAGCAGAAGGAGAGTGGGAAGAACGGCGAGAAAAAACCCGTTTCAGAAAGTCACAAAGGACAGCCAGTAGTGGATGTGATTTCTGGGGTAGCCACAAAAACCCCAACGCCACAACAGAAAGTGGTTGAGGGCCCGTCAGACTGTAGGGAAAAGAAAATCCGCAGGGTTGTTATTATGCAAGTGGATTGGAAGGACTACGTTGATGGACCTGAAACTATTAAATTCTTTAGTGGCAGGAAGGTGAAACCGTTCTACTTTAATGGGGAAGTCTATACCGACATACAACCTGATAGCTTTGCGAAAGTTGTCAATCATCAGTGTATGTGTCGTGAAGTCGGCCCCGGGTACGTCAAAATTGTGCAAACAAAAGCTGATGGGAAAGCAAAGTGGCGTGACGATGATGAAGAAAATCGTCTGCAACCAATAATCCCGTTAGTGATGTTAGCCAAAATTGACGGATATAGAAGAAACACCCTGGATGAGCAGTGCCGCATGGATGTCACAAAAATAGTTGTGTTTCCACCCGTGCAGCATTATGTACTATTGCCTATGTTTGCTAGGTTGCAAAAGTTGCCAAACACCGGAGTGGACAAACTCCATGATCGTGCGACAGAGTGTAGTGTAGACCGAGTATCGAGCTTGGTCATTCCTTCTTGGTTGATAGCCGAAACCGTTGCTCATAGACGTGATCAGCTTGCAAGAGCTGAAGTTCTACATCACAACACCGACTCTTTGATTAAAATCACTAAGTATGGTGGTGCGGTGGGACTTGGTGATTTAGCAGGTCTGGATCATTTGTTGCAACAAGGTAGTATTGAAAAATACGAATTTGTTCACATTGAGCATAAACGGTTGACGCATGTTCCCGATTATCCTGTTCGTGATGATTTCACCATAATTGAGGGTGATGAGTACACGGATGACGAGAATCGAGTGAGCTTTTCAACTGGCCAAGGGGCACTGCGAAACCAGTACAGTACACGTATATGCGGTTTCAACGGGTTGAATCAACCCGTGGGACAAATGTATGCTAATGATGCTGGCAGCATGAATCATGGTTGTAAGCGTATCTTGGGTGCGAAGGATGATGCGGATGTGGAATTTAGGTTGCGTAGCAACGCTAAAAGTTTGGGGAAGAATATCATGCTGCATAAAGGTGTTCTAAACCCATGGACAATCAACCCCGAAGCTGGGTTTTATCAGGAGCGTGGTTTCTATGAAGCTAATGTTCGTGATGAACCACGGCGTACATGGTGGTCGGAGGCAGATTATGACCAACACAAGAAGGGGTGGAGCGTCCTTACGCGGCGCGACCAGCAGTTGCGCGGTGATCATCCAAAAGCATATCTAAACACTCAAAACCCTCATGCCAGTAAATTTATTGCAGGGAAGGCGCATAAGCTGGCTTTGGGGTGTCAACGGTACCAAGTTCGTCGAGTTTTAGACAGTATTCAAACCGGAGCCAATTGGGTCTACTATAAGCTTATGGTGGAGTGGCTGGATTTGTTTCATAGTTCTTTCACTAGACAGCAGGTGTCGAACTTACCACATCTTAAACGTAAATTGCGTCAAGCATATTGTCGTGGAATTCGTTGTCATGATCCTTCAGAAGTGTTGTTAGATAGGATGAAGGCTTCAATAAAGAACGAATTGAGTAAGTTTGGTAAGGCGCCCCGTTTGACTCATGCTATGGGCCGAGGGTGTTTGTATGCACCGGAGTTGGTCGAGTTTGCAAAGGTGCTTATTGATGGGATTCATGTAGAGAAGTGTGGAGAAGTCACTATGATCGTTATGGTGTTTGGGAAGCGCAAGGATGGAGATTTGGAGAAGTTGTTTAATGACATGTATGAAGCAATGAGTTGTGTTAACACTGTTGTGTGTGGTGTTTACAGTGATGACATGGTCATCGCTGGTTCACTTAATACACCAACTGGTGTTGAAGCTTTTGCTTACAATGTTGATGTAGCATCCAACGATTCATCACAAGATTTGCCTTCTTTTTTAACGACATTCATGATTCTCAACCAAATGAATAGTGATCGTGCTTTAGGGTTAATCGAGC